TCTAATAGTGTAGGTTGCCCCCATTAGGGGGCTCCTTTATCTTATCGTGGAAATTTTTGAACCCATACATATTTATAACCATGGAGATACAATTAACTATACCAGACTATTTGTCTGTAAAGCAATGGAAACAATTTCTGACACTTGAGCATTTAAGTGAGACAGAAAAAATGATTAAAATGATTTCTCTATTATCAGGTAAAGAGGTAGATGAAATCAAACAATGGACTCCTATGTCTATTAAATCAGTGTACGCTAAAGTATTAGAGACTATTACTGATATTCAACCTTCGTTTTATCCTATATTTGAATTAGATGGTGTAAAATACGGGTTTAGATCAATTAGCTCTTTAACGTTGGGTGAGTATGTGGATTTAGAGAAGCTGGCGAAACAACCGCAGGAAAACATTGAAGAAATAATGGCTATATTATATCGTCCTATTGTAAAGCATAAGCTTGGAGGTATAAAATGGGCATTTAAAAATAAACATAAAATTGCTTTAGGTGAAGCAGAAAACTTGTTTAAATACTATACATTAGAAGAGTATGATAGTAGTAAAAGAGTAGAACAAGGAAAAAAATTAAGTGTATTACCAGCACCAATGGCTTTAGGTATGTTGGGTTTTTTTTTAGCAGTAGGAACCTCGTTCTCTCTCGGTTCGAGTCTCTCTTCCCTACCACCCAAAGAACAGATGAAAGCGATGAAAAAGATGAACAAACAGATGGCTTCTTTGAGTTTTGGGGATGGTTTGCTACAATTCATTACCTATCAACAACATCCATCCTTTCAATCACCGGAGATAAAAGCATCCCTGAATTAAACTTTATATTTGTACTAAATTATTTAGCATATGAGCAAGACAAAAATAACAGAGACGAGCAGCGAAGAAAACAACAAGAGCGTACCTACAAAATCCGTTAAGAAGGAAGTAGACCCTATTGTTAGTAAAATAAAACAATTAGATGAACGAGGATTTGATCATAACAGAATAGCAGCAATGTTAATGTGTCAAAAATCACTAGTTAAACAAATATTAAAATGACAACAGTAGTACACACATATAAAGACATAGTAGGTTTTTTTCAACAAGCATGTGATGCACATTTAGGTATTGCCTCATTTGCTGAAGGTGCTATTGATTATTTAGATGCTAATTCCCAGAATATTAAATACCCATTTGTATTCCTAAGACCATTAGTATCACCAGGTATTACAGCAAATACAAGATCATTAACATTTGAATTGTATTCACTTGATGTACCTAAATTATCAGATGAATCACCATTAGATGTAAAATCAAGAATGGAATTGATTCAATACGATGTAATGTCTTATTTAAACTATGGTCCTGTAAACGATACAAATTGGATGACAGGTACAATGGCAAATCTAACTCCTGTAAACGAGGCATTTAACGATAGAGTTTATGGTTGGGTTTCTCAGGTTACAATAGCAGAATCAGGATTATTTAACTACTGCTTTTACCCACAACTATAATGGCAGATCAAATCACATATCCTAATTTAGCACTTGAGATGAGTGATATTGGTACTCTGGTAGTTGAGGAAATGGTTGATCGTTTATTCGATAATAATTCAGTTGTAACAGGTAATTTAGCACGTTCTATAAAACCAGGTCCTACAGAAATAAGTGCTGATGGTATTATTACACAACCTATTACTTTACCATTATATGGTATTTATGTAGATGAAGGTAGTGAACGTAAGAAAGGTGGTATGCCACCTGTACGTGCTATTATAGATTGGATTAAACAAAAAAGAATAAGTGTCCCTTCAGCTATGACACCAACCCAATTTGCTTGGGCAGTAGCAAAAAACATAGAGAAGAAAGGACAACGGTTTAAAAAACCAAAACCATTCATTCAAGTATCATTAAATGAAGTTGTAGAAAGAAACCTAACAAACATTGGAGAGGCAACAGCATTAGATATTGATAATTATATAGAAGATAACTACGCAGAAATAGGATAACATGGCAGTATCATTACAACAATTCCCTACCAGCCCAAATATAGTGGATAATAATTTGGTTTATTTGTGTACTTCAACGCAAGTAACGCAACCACAATTTCAGTTCGTGGTAGACATCAAAGACGAAAGTAACACGCTTATACAGCGCGTAAAACAACAACCTAACCCATCATCTAAAGGTGTATTTGATTTAGGAAATATTTTACCTACACAATTAGGACCTACAGATGAGGCTTGGAAAACAACTACTCCACAAACTAATAGTTTTAGTGGAGGTGATTTTAATATCTACTTTGGTGAAGAATATGGTACATCAGTCTCTTCATCAGTAACATTATATAACGGAGCAGGCTCACCTGGTGATCCAGCAGTAACACAACCTACACAAATATTTTTCTTATTAGATGGTGTAGTTAATCCTAATGAATTAGTAAATTGGAATTGGGCAAGTGGTTCTAAATACCAACCTGAAGATCCATTAGATGATGTTACGTTTACACATCAATTTGGTTTAACTAATTTTGATACTAATAGTGTTAGAGAAGGTGATTACCATACATTATCTATTTTAAGAGGTAACTTAGATGGTAATGGTGATAATCCAAATTCAGCACAAGATGTATTTGCTGCTACTTACAGACAATACGATTCATCAGGTGCTTTATTAGATACAGATATACTATACGATACTTTTACAGGATTAAGAACATCACAACCACAACGATGGAGTGATGTTTATACTTCACAATCAGAGGCTACACGTTTAGTTCATTATCCAGCTGGCCCACAAAACTTAGAGGATGTAGGTGTTCCTATTTTAGCAGATACAGCTTATTACACAGTAACATTTAATGCTCAAGCTACAGATACATTCGTCAATCCAGATGGAGTATGGGGAGAATATAGATTTAATATTACAAATGCTAATTGTGGATATGATGGAGTAAGATTTGCTTATAAAAATTCATATGGTGTTTGGGATTATTATAATTTCAGTTTAGCAGAAACAACTGTTGCTAATGTTCAAAGACAAGAATACAAACAATCCTTTGTAGATTTTTCAAATACTGATAATAGTGTTGATTACAGTAAATCAAGAAGAGGTAGAAATAATTATTACAATGCTGTTGATAAACAACATACAGCAAATAGTGACTATTTAACGCAGACAGACGCCGATAACTTACGCGAACTATTCTTTTCCACGGACGTATATGTTCAGGAAGGAACAACGTTTTTACCCGTGGTAATTAACAATGCAAGTGTAACAGAGAAAACAAATCCACGTTCACAAAAACTGTTTAGATATACAGTAGAATACCAATACGCTAACGGACAAAGAAGTAGATTATAATGACAATATTAAGGTGTATAAATGATGATGGTGTAAAGTATGATTTGGATTTAAAAGATAATCCAGATTTCAAACTTGACATTTCAGCAATCGAATCAGGAGATATAGGTAAGGTATTTGGGATATCATCTCAAAGACTAACATTACCACCTTCAAAAACCAATAATGAATTTTTTGGTAATTTATATGATATAGGTTCTTCAGGCAATACATCATTTATTAAAACAGTACCTGCTCAAGTATTACAGAATGGTATTGAAATATTCTCTGGTAAAATGTATTTAGAGAATGTTGTTACTGATAATGTAGGTAATGATATCTACAATGTTGTAGTTGTAAATGAGACGGTAGATTTCGATTTACTTATTAAAGACACTACATTTGGCGACTTAGATTTTACATCGCTTAATCACACGTATTCCTACGGAAATATCACGTCATCTTGGGATGGTGATTTATTAGATGGAGCAGTATTTTATCCTTTAGCTAATTATGGTTTTGATGAAGAAAACCCATTAGATACACAAATTAAGGGTGGTGGAGAACCTCGTACATTTACTAATACAACCTCTCCAATTAGAGTAGATGATTTTAAACCTGCTATTAGAATTAGAGAATGTTTAGATGCTATATTTGAACTAACTAATTACGAATATACTTCATCGTTATTTACTTCAGGTAGTGAGATAGATACTCTCTATATGTTAGCTTCTAAGGATGATAAGAAAGGTATTTCAGCAGTATCTCCTGTATCACAATCATTTAGAGCATATACTACATCATCACAAGATTATCCAGCACCTACTATTAACCAAATAGTTTACTTTGGTGGTGAAAATTATGATAATGGTAATAGATTTGATGGAACAGAATTTACAGCTGCTGCTGCTGGTACTTACCAATTTGAAATTAATTTAGTATATGAGATATTAGGTTATGTTGCTGTTGGTGATGAAAGATTTGTTGATGTAAACGTATTTAAAAATGGTAGTCAAATAGATCTATACAACTTTGATTTATCAGGTGTAGTACAAGGACAAATGAATGTCGTTACACAATACTATAATTTAGCTGCTAACGATGAAATAGATATTAGAATATCATTTACTAAATCAGGTGTAGGTGCTGAAACATTACGTATTATATCCTCTGGAAATAGTAGATTTAAATTATTACAAGGACCAACTACTAATTTAGGTGGTAATGTAAATATATCTCAAGTATTTGATAATATTTCAGTACCAGAGTTTATGCAAGGTTTAATTGAAAAATTTAACTTAGTAATCGAGCCAGTTAAGAATCAAAGAAATATTTTATCAATAGAGACATTTAATGATTGGGTAGATCAAGGAACAATTGTTGATTGGAGTAATAAAGTTGATTATAACCAAAAATGGGATATATCTCACCCATTACAAGGACAACCTAAAAACATTAAATTTAGTGATATAGAAGATAATATTGCTTTAACAGCATATCACAAAAGAACTACAGGTAAAGTATATGGTGATTTTAATTACGTTAGTGAAAGTGATTTAGCATCAGGAGAAAAACAAATAGGTAGATTTTTTTCACCTACACCATTTAGAGGTATTCCAGGTTCAACACAAACAGTAATGCCTACATTAGCTGAAAAGGATGATTCATCACAACCATTTAAACGTTTTGCTTTTTCACCTCGTTTATTATTTAGAAAACCTACAAGACAAGATTGTTCAGGATTAATTGCTAAAACAGGTGCAGGTGCATTGGTACAAAATCAATTTTATTTTCAAGATGAGAATGGTGTAAATCATACAGAAACAAATTATGGTTTAGCTTCACATTTACAAACATTACCAGCTACATTTGGTGATACATTAGATATACATTTTGGTAATAACTGGTCTCCAGGACATTATAACTATCATCAACCACAATTTAATGGTGAGACTAAAAGAACAGCATTCTATGAGTATTGGGCTTTCTATATTAATGAATTGTATGATGTAGATAGTAGAAAAGTAGTATTAAATATATTTTTAGAACCAACAGAAATACCACAAATATCTCTAAATGATTCTATTCACATTGATGGACATTACTACAGAATTAATAAGATTAAAGGTG